CGAAACCGTTAAAGCAATGGGTTTATTTGTAAAAGTTTTTACAACGAAGTACGATAGGTCAGCGTCATCGTTTATTTCAGATTATGAACTTGAGAATGCGGCAGACGAAAAAGCATTAATCGAACTAAAAGTTGAAGAGTTAAAGCAATCATTAACTGATTTTGTTAACAGGGAGCGTAAAGATGAAATCGAATCCTTACAACAAGCGTGAAGATAAAAACGCCAAGAAAGCCATGGAATCTACAGAGCGTGGAGTCAAGCCAGTTGCTAAAGATACCAATAAGACACGAAGAACAGAAACTAAATCACGTCTTCTCGGCGTCACAGAAAAGAAAGCAACGCCTAAATCAAATCTCAAACGAGATATGAAAAAACCAATGAAAACTAATAAATAAGGATGTTTTATGTCTATTCTATTCTCTGTACTTCTAAGTCATATCTTTACAATTATTGAACAAGGCATTGTTGATGCTGAACCTGCTTTGATGGCTGAGATTCAATTATTGATTACCAAATTAGAATCATACTTAGTTAAACAATCTGCTGCTGTTGCTCCGGCAGTTAATCCTGTTTCTGTATCTCCGATTATCTCTGCGGCATAAGGAATAGTCATGATTGCATTATTGGGTAAAGCACTGATTGCATTCTTTGAGCACGAATTGAAGAAAGAAGAACCGCAAATTGAAGAGTATTTAATTAAAGAATTGCGCGAACTTTGTGACCATCTTGATGCTTATCTTGAAAAGAAAGCTGGTTCAATAGGCAAAGGGGTATAAAATGGCTGGTGATAAGTGGATTCAAAAGGCGGTAGGCAAGCATCCTGGTAAGTTGCATAGAGAATTAGGCGTACCAGAGGGTAAAAATATCCCTGAGAAGAAAATGGCTAAAGCAGCAAAAAGCAAAAGTCCTACTATTAGAAAAGAAGTGGCTCTTGCTAAAACACTTAAAAAACTCAAAAAATAAGGATATTAAAATGAGAGACGGCATGAAAGGCGACAAAGGGTTCAATGATAACCGCAAGGTAAAAGATGACCATCAAGAAGGAATATCACGGGTTATCCAACGCAAGTCTGAAAAAGATTACTCAACTAAGCCATGCTCCGGTAAAATGGGAAAAGGCGAGCACAATGAGAGTAATTGGAATCGAGATAGTGGTGGCACGCCTAAAAAAGCGTAAACTTAGCTTATCTACCATGAAGTAGAAAAAGTATCGGGTTCGTTACGGCGTTCCCAGGTTAATTATATTACAAGGATGAAAAATGGGCGCAGTGATATATCAGTTACCAACACAAGTACCAGCAATGGTCGGTGTTTTACCCAGTCAAAAATTTATGATTTCAGGCGATACTCTTGCTACTGTTACTACAGCTGGATATCTAAACCAAGTAAGCCTTGAAAGCAATCCAGTGTCTAACACTGACATTATTCAAATGCTTTATAGCTATAATCCACAGACAACAGTTGGAACCTATGGGGTTTTCACAGTTTCAATTAATGGTGTAGGTGTGATTACTCTTGCCTCAGCAAGTGATGCAGGATTCGTTACTTTGCCCACCGCAGTAAACAATATTATTGTTTCCACCAATACCGCTGGTAATTTAGGTAATTTAACGGGAACAGCGATTAATGCTGGTTCTTTACAAGCTGGGTCTTCTGGTGTTGCTGGTACGTTAATAAGTTTCCCTGCCACTGCTACAAAAGGCTCTTTGATTGTTGCTGGAGTGGCCAATACAGGTAATACAAATACCACAATAAGCAATGCGGCAATGGGCCAAGCTTCAGTCATTAGTATTCCAGACCCAGGCGCAGCTACTGCTAACTTTTTATTGAATACTGGCGCGAATCCAATGGCAGCAGGAAGCAGTATCACTTTTGCTAAAGTTAATGGCACAGAAGCGGCTAATGCTGTTACGGCTAATGGAGTTGCGGGATTGCTTACTACTTCTGCCCTAACTACAGCTGGTGGAGCAAGCTATGTGATAACTTGGACTGATACCTTTATTACAACAACTTCGGCGGTTTTATTGATACTTGCTGGTGGAACAAATACTACTGAAAATATCACATTAAAAGTTGTTCCTGGTGCTGGAACTGCAACACTTACAATTTATAATAACACCGCAGCTACTGCATTAAATGGAACAATTTTAATCAGTTACTTGGTGATGTAACAAGAAAACACGGCTCTTGCCACTGCGATATGTACGCAAAAGTTATCAATAAAACCCGCCAAGCTTAATTGCTTAAAACGCAGCGCTCAAACCGTGCGGGTTACTCTATAAACCCTCCAAGCCTCTGGCATTGCCTCCTTATGTCATGCTCAAATCGAGAGGGTTCCACTATTGAAATGCATATTTAAATAGAAAATAAACAATCGGGAATAATGATATTCCAAGCATGGTCATACAAAAAATAGCAAAAATGTATGAGAATGTATCAAAAAATTCTTCTAAACCCATGTCACTCCTTAATTAATAATCATATTCACTTTCATGTAATCCAATAGACTCATTAAAAAACTCATTCAATATCATAACTTCCTCGTGGGAATGGGTGAATTGTAATGGTTTATTAACAATAGAGTTCTTGGTGTGCTTGTGGTTGTTGGCGTAGTTGCAATGAACGTCACCGTGTTTTCTTAGGCGAGTATAATGTTTACCGCATAGTTCTTTGCGCAAAGTGGTGTTGTCGCATCCTTCTACTATGCAATATCGTGGTTCCCTTGGCGCCCTTGGTGCTCTCGGTAATTTTGCTGGTTTTGGTTTCTGTTTAGGCAAAATAATTATTAACTGATAATGATATTTGCAATATCCACGGGCCTCATACTTTTTTATGCATCCTTCAATCTGACAATATTGGATTATGCGTGACTTTTTATGGCCAGGTTTTCCAATTGGCGTTAATTCTTTACCTCGATTTTGCATCATGTAATGAGTTTTGCATAATGACTTAGCCGAAGATTTTCTGTCACACCCATCAAAAGAACATACCTTCATGGCTAATCCCTCTCTTTAAGATTAGAACAAAACCATTCGTTCAAATCCTTAAGAGGATAGAGCACCTTTCCTTTATTTTTAATACGAACGTACTTAGGTCCATTCCCTTCATACCTAACTTTCTGAAACCAAGACTGAGAATATCCAAACTTTTCCGATGCTTCTTTATCACTAATGTATTGAACTCCATTTATCTCAATCATATCAATTTCCTTATTTAAACCCAATAAATTGTATTTGATATCAACCAATTTTGCAATGCAACTTCATAATGAATAAATTGAAACCATACCAAAAGGTGTCGAGACTCGTGCGTTATGCGAGGTTCTAACCGTGACGGGGAAATAGTCCGAGACTCATGCGAATTTGAGGCACTAGCGTAGCGGCGTAATAGCGAAGGATAAGTTATGGACATGGAAAGCAGTGGTGAAGTTGTAAGTACTCCTATGGATTCAGGAAGCGCATCAGAGGCGATATCTACGCCTACCGAACGAACCTTTAGACAAAGTGAAGTTGATGGCATTGTAAAGAAAGTAAAGCACGAGGCTGTAGAGGGCTATAGACGCCAACAATCAGAACAACCGGCTTATGTGGAACAAAAATATTCCCAGAGTAACCAAAATACTGGGCATGTTGCGGGCTCACCACTTTCAGAGAGCGATTATCGCAGGATGGCTGCTGAAGAAGTTCAAAAAGCTCGTGAACAATTTATTAACGAGCAACAAAGCAAGCAAGAAACCGATAACGCACAACGCATCGTTAATTCATTTTGGGACAAGGTTGCTCCTGGTAAAGAAAAGTACGATGACTTCGAGAGTGTTACTGGAAATATTGAGCTATCCCGTTTTCCCAATACGGTGCAGTTATTAGCCGAACACGTTGATAATTCACATGACGTTCTTTATGAGCTGGGTAAAAACAGATTAAAAATGTCTCAATTAGAACAGTTGTCTTATATGTCTCCGCGAGATGCGATTGTAGAAGTACAGCGCCTTGCTCAGTCAATAAAAGACAATGAATCAGCCGGTAAGATTCGCCAACCCAATGCCCCATTAAGCCAACAACGTCCTTCTAATGTCGGTACGGATTCTGGCGGAGCATTATCAATGCGCGAACTCAAACAAAAATATCGTGCGTAAATAATGTGCCAATCCGACTATTTTAATTATAGTTAGGAGCATGAAAACATGGCTGTTTTCCCAAATAATATGTTACAACAAGTCCAAACATACCAACGTTCTGGTTTGGCCTTGTTACAAAACTTATGCTGTCATATCAGTACAGCAAATACTAAATTTAAAGATTTTGACAAGATTCAAGCAAACCTTGGCTCTGTAGTCACCTTTGATTTACCACCTAGAGCAACCACTGTTGCTGGTTTAGTTGCAGCATTCCAAGCAGCTGACCAACGTGTATTGCAACTCGTTGCTGACCAATCAAACAACAGCTCATTCGCTGTAACCTCGCAACAAAGAATCTTCAACTTGGAAAAAGGTGAAGAAGATTATATGCGTGTGTTTGGTAAATCCTTTATCGCTGCACTTGCTACGCAGGTTGAGGGTAACGTGGCGCTTAACTGGGCTTCTGGCGTTCAATCTCAGCTTAATGGTCAATTGAATACATTTTCAGGCCCATACCGTTTCTTCGGTAACGGAAGCACGGCGCTGAATAGCTATCAACAATTAGCTCAAGCAATCATGTATTTCAAGAACTATGGCGCAGTAAGCGAAGGTATTAAAGTATACCTTCCTGATACCGTTGTTCCTGCAATCGTTGGTAACGGGCTAAACCAATTCGTTCCTCATCGTAATGATGACATCGCAATGTCTTGGGAAATTGGCGATTTCGGTACACCTTTAGTGAAATATTACCAATCAAACTTAATGCCAATTCATGTCTC